CTTCTAGAGCAGGACTTAGAGGCTCTGAAACTTGACCGCCACAGGCTCATAGTTAAGGTTCAGAAATTAACCTACCAGTTGAACCCACCAACCGAACTTAAGGAAAGGGATTTAAATATATGACTAACCTAGAAGAAATTGACTGCACAATGAACTGCTTACTCTGGGAAGTTTATTACTTAAATGACCGGGTTGTGTTCGGTGACGTGATCGGAAAGTTCGCAGTGGCTAGGGCTAAGGAAAAACTGCTACCAGAATATAAAGCCAAGTTAGAAGCCAGCGGTGCAACGGACGTCTGGCTTAGCGTAAGCCTAGAGGGTGGCAGTCTGGTGCTGGCTTCCTCTTATATACCCCCAGAAGGCAAGTGTGCTATAATGGGGACGTGGCGAGCAAGACGACCCAGTTAATCCTTTCCGTTATCGTTGGCGGTCTGCTTTCTATTTCTGAAAGTAAGGCTTCCAACGATAACTTGTTGTTGGAGGCAATCGCAGCTGTGGAGACTGGGAGTTATTTAAATGACTACCAAGTCCAAGGTGACCACGGAAAAGCAAAGGGCAGGTATCAGTTGCACCGACCAGCGTGGACGGAAGGCTCAGCCCAGTTAAAAAGGGAAGGCAAGGTTTCCTATGGATTTAGCCAATGGAGGCGTCCAGAGGCTCAAGACGCTGTTGCAGAGGCGTTTCTAAGGGCTACTAGAAGCAGGTTTAAGGCTAGGGGGATAGCAGAGCCTAGCCCAGAACAACTGGCTTTGGTTTGGCACTGCGGTTGGGGCTACGCTTCTAGGATTAACTTTAACTATCGGAACGCCAGCCCAAGTAAAAAAGATTACGTGCAGAGAGTTCACAATTTAATTAACCGATGATCACGGTTGCCATAGACCCTGGAGTTAATGGTGGCGTTGTTTGGAAAGATTTGAACACCGGAGAAGTCGCGACAATTAAAATGCCAGCGACTCCAGAGCAGGTGACTAGCCTTCTCTTAATGATATACAAACTGCACGAAGGTGCGCACGAATTGTATCTAGAACTTCCACCGCTATTCACTGGGCGAAACATTCCCGGTTCTGCAATTGGGAAACTTATGCTCAACACTGGCGTCCTCTGGGGTGCAGCTGTGGCAATCGGATACAAGACCACTGTCCTGTCGCCTAAAGCTTGGCAGAAAGAACACCCCAGCCTTGGGGCTAAGGCAAAGCAGACCACGACTCAGTGGAAGAACCGCCTAAAGGATCACGCCCAGAGCCTGTTCCCTCATATTAAAGTGACCCTCTGGAACGCTGACGCATTACTTTTACTTGACGTGGGGCTAAGGCACACTAGAAAGGACTAACACTTATGAAGAAACCCCTAATCGAAATACCAGCAGACGCAGAAGTTAAAGTTATCCCGAACACTTCTTACGTTATTATAGCGGACAAATACGTTGCCAGATTACTCACGCCTAGCGTGAAGAACGGTAAGACTTATTTCAGCGTCACAATTAAAAAGGAAGCCAAGCCGGAACTAATTGACGACCTTAACCGCCTCACAAAGAAATAACTTTTACCAACCCACGCTTATGCCTAAAGAAACCACAGCCACTCAAGACTTAATCAACGCCCTAGCGGAGTTTGAAAACGTCAAAGCAAATAAGATTAACCCAGCGTTCAAAGCCCGATACGTTTCACTGGACGCTTTGTTAGAAGCAATTAAGCCAGTGCTTCACAAAAACAATTTGGCTTTAATCCAGACGCTAGTTTCCGATGACGGAAAGATTGGCGTAGAGACTTCTTTTCTTCACGCCTCTGGACAGGCTTTCCAATTTGGCAAACTTATGGTCAAGTCTGAGAACTTAAACGCCCAGCAGATTGGCGGTTCTATAACCTACATTAAGCGTCAGTCTATTCAGACCGCCTGCGGTATCTCTGTAGACTTAGACGATGACGGCAACATAGCCTCTGGGATCACCGCAAATACATTTCAGCCCAAGCCATTAGTCGCGACACCCACAGCTGCACCGGCATTTAAACCCCAAACAATAACCCAACCTAATCTATTAAAGAAATGAGCGAACCAGATTACAACGCAGACTTAACTAAAGCGTTCCAGATGGTGAACAATTACAACAAAGCCTTAAGGGACGCAATTGTTATTGAGCAGTTAGAAGCCAAAGTAAAAAAACTAGAAGAAGAAAACCTGCAACTTAAGCACACTGTCCTGCACTTAACTGAACTTTTCAAATCTCAGAACAGCGTATAATGCCTAAGCCACCAGACGCAATCTTAGCCCAAGCTGCACGTATGCCTAGAGACTCTTACGCCTTTTGGGTTATTAAAAACGGCAAGGTCGAGAACGCTGAGTTCTGCGTCTGGGACTTGGACTCTTACTTTGAAGAAATGTGGAAGTTTAAAAAGTCTTTGCACCCTAAGCAATTGAAAGGTGCGCACTTTATAGGCTGGGTAAAAAAGAAACTGGAATACAAAACCATTAACCTTAACTCGCCCACTGTAGAATGACCGACATACCCCTAGCAGTAATTAGAAAGGCTGACGATTGTCCGCACCCTCACGCTTTAATCCTTTGGCTGGACGGACGACCATACATAGAAGTTTCTGACAAGTCGCCTAAAGTCTTTAAGAAGAAACTAGAGGCTTGGGGTGATCGCAATATGGAAACCCTGGCACGGTCAAATTATAGACTTTACGTCAAAGAAAAAACGGAGATAACTGAACTATGAGCACTAACCAATCTTATCTTAAAAAACTTAAAGACGATTTAAACGGAAACTTAAATCGGTTGGACTGGTTCTTTGACCTAGAAGTTGCCAAGACTGACTTAATGATAACTGAGTCTGCAATCCAAACTTCTATAAATGAACTTGTGAAACTTGACGCTATGTTTCCGGTTATCGAAGAAGCCTACCAAGTTAAGGCACTTCACGACAGAGTCCACGCAATCGTCGTGAGCCTCAGAAGCGTAAGAAATAATTTAGAAAGATTGGAAGCCCAAGCGGACGAAGCCTTAGCAGCTGTAAAAGAAATCTCTCACGCAGTCGAAACGTCCACGGAGGACAACGAACTTTAAAACTTTGGTTTGTCACGGAAGAACCGAACCCGAAAGGACGGCAGGGGTTTTTTCATACCCTATTTGACCTAAAGCAAACCATCTAATTTACCCACCACGCCAATGATTAAACCAAACGCCACACGTCAAGAATACGAAAACATTAACGCCTTAAATTACTCAGGTATGAAGGAACTACTTAAGAGTCCCCTTCATTATCAGACTTATTTGAAACGTGAGAATGTAGAAACCAAGGCTCTGCGTATTGGAACGCTTGTTCACCTTGCAGTCCTGCAACCGGAACTTTGGCAGAACTTTAAGCCAGCCCCAGCCTGTGACAAACGAACCAAGGAAGGCAAACAAGCCTACGCTGACTTTGTCGCGACATTAAAGCCAAGTGAGCAAGTCGTTGACCTAGAGGAACACGAAGTGATCGTGCGAGTCGCCAGTGCAGCTGAAGGGTTGAAGTCTAGCCTAGGCGTTCAATTCGTGCGCACCGAAGTTGCAGTGACCGCTGTTGACCATTCAGTCCCTTTAAAGTGTTCCATTGACGCAATTGGTGACGATGGGTTTCTCTACGACATCAAAACAACAGAAGACGCCTCTGTCTATGGCTTTAAGAAAACAGCCTTAATGTATCGCTACTACCTGCAAGCGTTCGTCTATTCACGCTTGTATGAATTAGCCACAGGGGAAAGACCTAAAGGCTTTCGGTTTCTGGCAATTGAGAAAGACCTACCCAACGCTGGCGGTATCTTTGAACTAGACGCTGAGTTTATGTATAAAGCCTTCCTAGATTACGAGCGTGCTTTAAAACTTTACATTCAAGCCACGGAGACTAATAACTGGTGTGGCTATCCCACGGAAGTCCAAGTGATCACATTAACTAACCCACCGAGCCTCTCAGCTGCACCTATCAACTTTGCCTAATCCTATGACCACACCTAATAACACACGCCCACCCCTTAAAAAGATTACTGAAAGCGGTAGTTTTAATTTAAGGCTCACCACAATTAAAACTGAAAAGTTTAAAACCAACGCAGAGGGTATTCACTCTGTGACTCTTTGGTTTGTGGATAACCTTGGGAATAACTTGAACAAACGCTATACG